CTGAGTCGGTAGTAGCTTCCTCGTCGTTTCCGTCATATTCCTCGTACTTCACGGTAAGCTCTACTACGCTAGCCAAGCTCACTTCTTGCCCGAAACCACGATGCTTAGCCTTAGTGCTCAGATACCACTTCGAAGTAGGAACGTCGCCAGCCTTCATCGCACCATGCACTACGCCTTCTGCCATGTCTGCGACTGATTCTACTTCGTTATCATAGGCACGCGTGATTGTCGGGTATTCGTCTATGTACCTTCTCGCAGTGTGCCAAGAACAGCCAACACGCTTAGCTATCGTCGAAACGATACCACCGCTGTCCGCTATAGCATCAATGAATTGTTGTGCCTTGAATTGATTTGCCCCAACCATAACCCACCTGTCTAAATTGCACTAGAGTTGCCGCGCGGCAACTCAAGCATACTTCCTCACCAGCGGAAACTCCGCCGCCAATCTGTTCCACAACCCCGGATCCAGCCTCTTAAGCACAGTAAACGAGCCAAGGTTAGCCGCGTCCGCCGAAAGGACTATCCCCACCCGCCAACTCTTCCTGTCCAATCCTAGCCCTGCCATCTTATCGTAAGCAGGATTATAGCATAATTCCTTCGACGCAATGTAGGCCCATACATCGTCATCGGTCCAGTCCTGAATCGGACATAAATGCGTCAGGCCATTCTTCGTCACATGAGCAGGCCCGTAGAAAATCTGCCTCGCGCGCCTAGACCTAGATTCGTCTCCACGGAGTCCCATCACCACAGTCGCCAACCCATTCTCCTCCACAAACCTCTTCGCCGGATCCAAGACCAACGCTCGAAAGAAGTCCACCCGTTTCGGATCGTCCAACAGCGGATCCCTGCCCCAGTACCCGTTCTGCCTGCAAAGCTCAAACAACCCCCCTCCCTCTGCCGGGATCATTTGCACGTTAGTAGTCCGATTGATAAAGTCCACCGTTTCCGGAAGCTCGGCCCCACTGTCGAAGTGGCCTGCCACCGCGTCCGGAAATACGCACCTAACCAAGTGCAGACAGACCGTCGAGTCCTTCCCCCCAGAAAACGACACCCCGACAGGCGCAGGCGTGCCGGAGACCAAAGCCAATGAACGCTCCACCTTGCGCCTGAACTCCGGCAACTCCCCACGCAGACGGTCAGCTTCCCGGACCGCCTTCCTGCTCTCTCGGTAGAGACATTTCGATCCTCCTGTGCTCATATCGTCCAACCATAGTATGACTTATGCCCAATTCCTTGCCAACTTCCATTTGCGTGTAACCCCTGGACCGGAGACGAAGGCACATCTGCCATCGATAAGGAAGTGACGACACCAATTTTTCCCTCATGGCTTCGTGCTCCAGATGCTCCGCCATCGGACTGTCCAACTTCTCACAAGCCGAATCAACTATGGCTGACACAACGTCCACGCTGGAATTACACCTGTCCGCCAACTCAGAATAAGTATAGCCCGCGTCCAACGCTAACACCAATTCCATCTGGAGACTGCCAAGCTCTCTCATCGATGATGCCAAATCAATCTCGTCCTCTACGATACCAATATAACCATCGTGAGCACCACAATACGACACTTCCCTGGTGTCGTGCCTTGCTATCATCTGGCGCTCGTAGTACCTCTGGCGCGAGTGATATCTGCAAAGGCCCTTCATCCATTCTGGCCAGTCCCTGTATTTCTCCACGCCGACGGCCAAACGACACGCCTTGCACACAAACCAACTCGCTTGTATATGCCTCCCGCATATCATGCAACTTGCAAGGGCCAGACCCTTCAGGTCGTCCATAACTCACATATCGTCTGGTTGGCAGGCAACCAATATGGCGGCCGGAATCCGGTGAACAGGCACCTGTCCGGATCAAAATCCCCAGATACCGGCACCGCCCGCATCCAGCTCAAGTCCTCAAGCCATTCTCCCGCTTCCCATCTCGATACTCGTCCCCAGCCTTGGGAAGTCTTCTTGCCTATTGCCCAGACGTCGGACAACAGACCAATTACAGCGTCCATATCCCCGCAAGTGTACCAGTCCACATATAACGCCGAACGGTAGAACACGGGCATATGATATAGCCGATATCTACCCGACGCAGTGTCTATCTTTCTCGGAGTATCCACGATGCCCAGCCTGCCAGTGGATATGCGCTTCTCCCAATAGGCTTTGTCATCCGAATGCATCCCCCACTGCGCGAATGAGCAGGCATGATACCAATGATCCGACTCCTCATTCCGGTGCTCCAACGGTATTCTCACACCATTCATAGCGGCAGTGGACCCTGGAAGCGTAGCATCTCGCGGGCCATACCTACGCCTCATAGCCTGGTACAGCAGTATACCATCCAGTGGCAGAAATTCATCAGATACCACGGGCGTCCTCAACCATGCACGCACCCTCATCATTCCCACGTTGACAAGAGCTCCCGTATCTCATGCCCGCGCTCTGATAGATGCTGTTGGTATCGAGTGCCCACGGGCATATCAAGCGTCTTCTCAATCCCCGCCAGCCTTGGATCTATGCACAGCCAGCCGCGGAAGTTAATCGACACCTTTCCATGGCCCGTCCCACTCTTTCCGCCGATGTATGGATGCCTTGCGAATTGGGCCATCGTCATCCAGAACGCATCGTATTCCACGTCCGTTACATCCTCTAACGCAACCTCCCAGAAAAACCGCGTCCCCGCCCCGAGAGTCTCCACCTCGTATCGCATCTGCTGGTGCTCTCCAACCTCTGAATCCGGCTTCTCCCCTACGGCACCACGCAATAGCCGTTTCTCGCCTGCCTTCACCTCTATCAGTTGACGAACGCCAGGCGCTATAAGCTCGCGCAACTTCTCGTGTTTCTCATCATCCTTACGCGTAAACGACTCTTCCTGAATATATTCGTAGACGGACGGAACGTTGCCTTCCACGCACCAGCCTGGGAGCAGATGCCTGGTTTCCTCGCAGATGGGAAGCATCTTCCCGATTTTCAGTTTACCATTGATGATTTGGTTGCCCACTGCCCCTCCAAATAGTCCCACCAACGGTATTAGATCCCGTATCCGCCGCGCAGAGTCCACATCCAACCCGCGGGAAGATACCTTGGTCAGCGATCCCCCGGAGAACAGGAAATGGAATGCGGGCAATGACAACCCCTGTCCATCATCACCGTATCCCAGCTCCCGGCACATGTGCCACATGCCCCTGTCCCTCAGAAGCCCCCTCAGCCCGTTGCCTGACACGACGGGGACCATCTCCGCATGTCCGTCCGTCTGTATGAACTTCTCTCGCCTCAAATAGCTCTTAGTGCTTTGCCCACCAGCATCCGGGCCTATGTGCGATATGCTTGTCAATGCGGTGACCGTCCCCGCATACCACTCAGTCCTCATCATCGAGCTCCTTTTTCTTGATCTCCCATTCTGCCTTCCGCGCCTCATTCAGCAGACGCACCTTCACAACTACCAGCGCTGTCTCTTCCCGAAACATTCGCAGGATCTCTCGGTCCATCCCCGCATTCAATACTTGTGTCACCGCCTCAAGATCGGCAGTGGCTATCGAAGAACCCAGCTTAGAACAGAGCGAGTTGACCAATTTCGGGAGGCTGTTCGTAGCCATGGCCTCCCCCGCCATCCTCGACTGGAACTGGTCCCATATCACCCTCGCGTAGCGCCTCTTGTAATCTACATCCATCCCCCTCCACAACGCCCACGCCAGGTTCACGCAATGATCCAACGCTTCCATCGCCAACCCCTTTCTGGGCCAAGAACACCGCCAACTCGAACATGGCGGATCTCCGAGACTCCTTACATCGTTCTTCCAATCTCTGCCACCAATCTGCCCCAGCATTCATGATTCTGCGTACTGAATAGCCGCCCGACAGGATCTCCCGCTTGGAGAACCCCGCATTGTACAGGTCCTCGACCAGACTAGCCAAACTCCTCAAGGCATCCGCATCTGGTATCACCTTCTGCTCCTCGAATTGCCATCGGCCCGCCTGGGACCGCGCGATCAGATGTTTCTGCCCACTTTCAGAGATGATTGCTACCTCCGGACTGGAAAGCAAGATATCCAGCATCCTGCGCTTGTCAGACTTAGATAGCGGGATCCATTCCCCATCCAGTACGAAGTGAGAATAATTGCGCATCCGCTGGGGCTTGTCCTTCCCAACTATGCTGGCCAGAACCTCTGACTTCTCCCACATGCAGAATAGACACGCATCACACACCCACCCAGAACCGGAAGACAGCTTA